AGGGATGCACACTCCTATGGGGCGCGGGTTTTGGAGCTCCTTGGCTGAGCTCGACCGCGCTATGTCAGGCATGGTCAACCCCTATGACTTCTTCAGCGTGGTGAGCTTACCTAAGAAGGTCAGCCAGCCTCAGCTTGTCACCCCTCCTCAGCCCGCTCCACCTCCTCAGGTGGACATGACGAGCGGTCAACTTATCGAGCTCATCAGGACATCAGGGCTCACCAAAGCTCAGAAGGCTGTGCTCAACTGTGTGCTTGAGTGGCCCTATGAGCCAACCACCTTTATCAGTCAGATTGAGCCTTGGCTTGAGGATGGTGTGGGTAAGACCACAGTCAGGTGTGCTCTGAGGGAGCTGGCAGAGCTTGGGGTGATAAGGGGCTACACCAAGCGAGCGCATAAGCTAAAGCTCAGGATCAACCAAGCCGAGCTGATTAAGTTAATTGAAAATAGCTAGGAGCTCCCATGAGTGAGGAAGCATCCAAGGACTTTATCCTCAACGATCTTCAACGTGAGATCATCAGGGGGATCAGGCGCAAAGATAAGGTTATCGCGGCGCGCTGTGGATGGGGCTCAGGCAAGACGAGCTCCTTAATCTTCGCGCTGTGGTTTGTTGCCAAGATACGACCAGGCACCACCTCCCTCCTCATCACAGACACCACGCCGCGCTATAACTCTGTACTCATGCCTGAGATTGAGAAGTGGCTGGCTCCAAGAGGGTGGACGTATAACCACACCCTCCACAAATGGACTGACAACCACACAGGCTCAGCGGTCCTCTGTCGCTCCTACTATCGACCAGGGACAAGGGACGCCTCACACAACCCACTTGAGGGAATCAATGTGACCTCAGGTGTGGCGCTCATAGATGAGTGTCAGACCCTTGGCGCTGAGGTAGCTCATAAAGCCTTAGGGCGCTTGAGGTCAGGGCCAACACCCACCCTCATCTTGGTGGGCTTGCCTGTGGCTGACGCTTGGTGGTGTCAGATGGCTGAGACGGCGGGTATCCACCCTCTCCTCTTCACCTCCTATGTGAATCAAAACAACCTCAGCGCTGAGTGGTTCGAAGCTACCAAGCTCTTACCTGAGGATGAGCGTGAGGCCATGGTAATGAATAAGCCAAAGCCCCCCTCAGGCTTGGTCTATCAGGAGTTCGATAGTGCTCGACATGTCATAGATGACTTCACCTATCGTGAGGAGATGACCGCGCGCGTGGCGATAGACTGGGGCTTCAGAAAGCCAAGCGTCTTGATCATCGTGTTTGATGAGGAGCGTGAGGCGTCAATCATAGCTCATGAGATCAACCCACAGGAGGTCACCATAGCTCAGCTGTGTGAGATGATTCTGAGGGTGGCGTGGCCTCGCTCAGATAAAGACTCAGCACCTGGGCCACGAATATGGCTTGATAGTGGAGTGGCTGACAAAGCAGGCAAGGCTAGATCAGACCACACAGGGCGCTCAGCCTTCCGTGAGATGTCAAAGGAGGTGGGAGCGGGTGGCCTTGGAATGACTCTGAGGCACACCACAGACCCTGTGAGGGTGGACATCCTCAATGGGGTTCAACGCCTCAAGCGCGCCTTTGCTCGCAACCGCTATCTTATCACCAAGGAGGTCTGGGATAAGGGCGAGCGCGCCATAGGTAACAGCTTGAGGAAGGCGCTCCTGAGCTATGCGTGGGATTCTAAAGAGCAACCTAAGAAGGATGGGCGTGAGGATCCTCTTGATGCTCTGCGTTATGATTGCATCTTTCACTATTGGGCTGACGCTGTTCAGAGGAGCGCGTATACTCCAAGACGCCGCCCTAGTCGTGACCGCAAGGCGGGAATCACTACCAACTCAAGGAGCTTCTAATGGCTGACCCTACCGCCCTTCCACCTAGCCTGATTGAGAAGGTCTTAGACCCCGCTAACCTTGTGGCTGTTGTGACTGTGGGCCTCATGTATATGCTATGGCAGTTTACCAACAAGCGCTTTGACCTCGAGCGCCAAGAGCAGGAAGACATCATTGGGCGATTGGATGATTATCATGATGAGCTCCTCAAACTTGAGGGCCAAATTGAGGCTCTTAGAAAGCAGATCAACAATGGCTGAGCATCCATGCTTAGAGCCAGAGGATCACGTCCTATATCACACTGACCTCCTCAGTAGAGTAGACCTGACAGCTGATGAGGAGCTCAGCGCTGTTGACCATCCATCTCACTATCATGCTCAGAGTGGAGTAGAGGTGATTGACGCTGTGGAGGCTTGGGGTCTTGGCTTCTGTTTAGGTAACGTCATTAAGTATGTGGCGCGCGCTGGCCATAAGGGTGACGCTCGTGAGGACTTACAAAAAGCGCTTTGGTACCTGACTAGGGAGCTCAGCCGATATGAGGACAAATAGGAAGTGACTTCCTATTTAGAGAAATATATTTACTGTGAGCGGTGTTTCACTTGGGTAGAGACTGACAAGCCCCACCTCTACATGGGGCGCTACAAGGCTACATGCACAGACCAAGGTGAGATTGACTTGAGCATCTTCAAAGCTCAAGGTGCATGGCCACAGACAAGGCTTGACAACTCAGCGCTTTATGCTGACACTAAAGCTGACGTGATGGAGAAGCTTGACGATTGATGGAGGATAGAACCGCCTGACATCTCAGAGGCTTCATGAGAAAGCTAGACTACCAAGCTGACCAAGAGGAAGCGCCTCGCCATATGCGAGCGCTCCACCCTCGCTTTTCTGTGAGAGGTATCACAGGAACACAGCTCAGTGGCGGGATGATCTCAGGCTATGAGCGCAACGCCTCACTCACAGGGCTCAATTGGGTGAGGGAGGCTGAGGATATGCTGAGGACTGACCCTGTGGTCAGGCGCTCATGGCATATGCTACGCCAAACCCTCCTCAGTGCAACCTGGCGCTTTGAGTCTGCTATGGAGGGTGACGCTATCTGTGATGAGCTCGCCCGCTTTGGTAATGAGGCGTTTGGGCTTGATGGCTACGCTGGTCAAATGAGCCAAAGCTTTGAGGAACAGCTCAGCTATCTCCTTGAGTTTGTCCCCCTTGGGTATCGCTACGCTGAGGAGGTCTACAAGGTTGGACCTGACTATGAGGGCAAGGTTAAAGTCTGGCTTGACCTCTACGCTGACCGTGAGCCAAGCGCTCACTTGAGGTGGCTCAGCCGTGACAACCAACAGCTTGATGGAGTGCTTCAGCATGTGGTGGGCGTGGGGAAGGTTCCTGAGCCTATCCCAGCCAACAAGCTCCTTCTCCTCACCCTCAACCGTACAGGCTCTAACTTTGAGGGCTCTGGTATGTTGCGCCCTGTGTGGTGGTGGTGGCGTACCAAACAGAAGGTGTCAAACCTCATGTGTGTTGGTGTTGACCGCTGGGCGGTCCCCACACCAAGGGTCAAGGTGGACAGGTCAGTGGCGGAACTCCAAGGTCTGACTGACTCAGACATCAACGCCATGATTGATGAGGCTGAGGCTCAGGCTCAGGCGTTCCTTGCAGCTGAGCAAAGCTATCTCATTGATAACCCTGTAGTGAGCTTTGACCAATACGCCGCTACGCCTAACCTCTACGCTCAAGGCCCGCTTGATATTATCCGAGAGTGTGACAATCAAATCAGCCAAGCCTTCCTGGCTCAGTTCGCCAACCTAGGCATAACTGACACAGGAGCGCGCTCAGTGGGTGAGGTACATCTAAGTGTATTCAGGCGAGCTGCTATCAATCTCTGTGATGTTGTGGCCTCTGCTATTAGCGGCGTGGATCGTCGTGGTGGTGGAACCATAGGAAGGTTGATTAGATGGAACTATGGACCTGTAGACCCCTCCAAGCTTCCAAGGCTAGTCCACACAGGACTAGACACAGACGACCTTGCAGAGTCTTTAGGCATGCTTCCTCAGCTAGTCACCTCAGGGCTACTCACTCCAGACAACGAGCTCGAGCGCGCCATAAGGGAGCGTCTAGGGGCTGGCGACCTACCAGAGGAAGCACAGCGATCAGCGCTAGAGAGAACAGTAAGCGCCGCTAGCTCAGGCGGTGGCGTGGCCGCGCTCGCTGAGGCCGCCATCAGGAGGCGTAAGCATGGCTAGGACCAAAGCCCAAACGCCAGCGCCTCCCTCAGATAGGGTCAAGGGCTCCTCAACCAACCCTAAGGGCTCAGCCTCAGGCAAGCGTGGTGGGATTGAGATCAGTGAGAGCGTGGCGCGCGCGCTTCAGGGCATGGTGGACAAGCACAATGACCGCTATAAAGCCAAGTCCAAGAAGGTTGATCTAGGCTCACTCAAAGCTGTGTTCAGGCGTGGCGCGGGTGCTTTTAGTGTTAGCCATCGCCCAGGGATGACTAGGAATCAATGGGCATACGGCAGGGTCAAAGCCTTCCTCAAGCTAGTGGGTACAGGTCAGCGTAAGGAAGCTTACACAGGTGACCTTGATCTACTCCCTAGTGGCCACCCTCAAAAGACTGAGGCTAAGGCTGAGCTCATGGCACCTCAGAAGTATAGTCACATTGACTTCAAGCCACCTGAGGGAGCTAAGAAGGCAGCTGAGCGCGCGCTTAGGAGGCGAGCACAGAAGCCACAGAGTCAGAGGGGGATGACGCCTGTAGGTATCGCCCGCGCTCGTGACCTTATAGCAGGTAAGAACCTTAGCCCTGATACAGTCAGGCGCATGTTGGCTTACTTCACCCGCCATGAGATCGACAAGGAAGGCTCTACTTGGGAGAGCTATGGCAAGGGGCGCCAAGCGTGGGACGGATGGGGTGGAGACGCTGGCTATTCATGG